GCTTTGAATCAAATCCTAATTGCAACCTTGCATTAATTTCATTTGCAGCAAAACCCATTTTGAATAACTTATCACCAGTATCAACTTTATCCTTAAAATCTGGATGCAATGCTTCAACATTAGATATATCAAAAATGATTTTATGATTAACATCATTTTTAAAAATAACAGAAGATAAAGCTGTTTCAATCATTCCCATCAAAGGTAAATTTGTACCTTGCCACCATTCTTTTCTTTCTGTTAAAGCTGTTGCAAAATTTAAATCATCGGTAACAGATACAACAACCTTCTTCATACCAAAAATCTGCAAAATCGTCTCTCTGTTCATTTTCTTCAATTCAGGAAACATCATATCCTTTTGGGATAAACCTGTTTGAGTGAACTTGAGACCATTATCTAAAATTGCCAATCTATGCCCGTGCATAAATCCTTTATGTTTATCCTCAAACTGCCTTTCAATTCTTTCAAATTGACTATCCGTAATCCTGTTCTCACTTGATAAAATACCACCAGGAACAGCACCCTCATCAAAAAACTTCTCATTGTAAAGTGAAGTTTTATATTCTGTTCTAATCGCAATTTTACCAGCATCAATAGGAGACATTCCAAGAAAAGGACTTTTTGGATTAAAAAACTTAATTGAAGCTACTTCATCATTTTGTAAAGGAATTCCTATTTTAGTTTCCTTTGGCTTGTAAATCCATCCCCCTAACTGACCCGATCTATCCTCTATAATAGGTTCCATATTTGCTTTAGATAAAATCCATAAAGCTGTATACGTTTTTGAACCTGGAGGAAAGGGTAAAATCCATACATGCCCATACAACAATAATTGACTTATAACATTATTGATGAAATCAAATTGTGTTGTATTGACTGTATTTGGATTATCTAACAATTGCTGGAGAGGATCTTTGTCCTGAACTGTAATCCAATCTCTTCCCTTCTTCTCAACAACAGTTAAAGGAACTTGGGCTATTGCTTTAGCTGTTGTTGAAATACAAATATAAACTAAGTCCGACTTAATATAAGGATCATTTAAAACATCATGACCTTCTGGGAGAGTTAAATTCTTTAAAAATATAGCATCCCATCCAGCACCCGACTTGACTACGTTGGCTGCAGCCCGCAGTTTATCTAATCTATTCATTTATTTATTTTTCCTTTTTAATTTCCTTCATCTTCTCAGTATCCTCAGTAAGAAAACTAATAATACGCTGAACCCAAAATCCAACAGTCGAAATCCCAACAACTAAAATTCCCGACCATTCAATCATATCCCAAATTTGAACTGGAATCATTTTGTTACCACATTTACCTTAGATTTAAAAAAATAGTTTTTCAACAAATACTGTTCAACCTTCTTATCCATAAGATTAAACTCCTTAAACTTAGTAACAACTTGCACTCTTTCTCTTTCATTCAAACTATCCCAAATAACAACATGCTGAGGTTTTGTTGAAATCATAAAATCCTCTCTACAAATATCTCACACTTGGGCCAAAGTTACAATACTCCTTTGTATAAGTATGTAAAGCGTAACGAATAGCATCCATCGCGTGGTTATTAAACTTAATTGGATCATCAAGAATTCGTTCCGTCTTCCTTTCCTTTTTCCAAGAGTAAGAACGAATTTCCTTCAATGTATTATGAGCTGATTCCATAACATGAAGTTTATATCTTCTAACCGTATCAATCCCATCATGAATATCTTTTTCTGCTGGAATTATATTAAAACCAGCATCCTCAAATTCCTTTATCCTATCCGGCTCCGCAGAATCTGCAAAAACATAACATCTTCTCTTGTCCTCATTCGATAAATTCTTAGAAACTTGAGAAATAAATTCAGGATTAGTCAAACCTGGCTGATAAATTAATTCATCAACCCACGCATTCATATCTTTAATAGCCACTTTCATCAAAACACTTGGATTATTAAAACCAAAATCCACACCATAAACAGTTTCATCAGGATTTAAAGTCCAAAAATCTACCTTATCCCAATTACTGTAAATCTGATGATCTAATTTCCCCCACTCTCCTAAAGTGTAAATTCTATAATAATTAGGATCTTGATTCTCTAAATCAAGTAATAACTTAATATATTCATCACTCAAAAATGGATTCAACTTATAATTAGAAACAATTTCATGCGCTTCCTTCATCTCATCAATAACCTTAGTCTTAATCCAATGATATTCATCTTCAGGATTAAAGGCCATAAACAACTGATTAGGAATCTTTTTATCTGCTGGCGCTGAAAGTCTTGTTCTTAAAACTACAAAATCCTCATAAGTAAATTCTGTAGCTTCTTCCATAAAAATGTCATTCCACTGCGTGGATTTAATCTTTGTAGGATCATCAAGTGCCCCAAATTGAATAGTTGACGCCCCATAATCCAATGTCAATTCCTGCTTATGTTCTTTAACCCGATCAGAAAGCCCCAACCTTTCAATATAACCCATACAATCCTTATACGTAGATTTCCTTAAAGCCGGAAGTGTTTTCCTAAGCATTAAGACTTGTCTACCAGGAATACCAAAAAACCTTTCCACAAGCAACTGAATAACAGAATAACTTTTACTTGACCTTGCACCCCCACGATTCACCACAACAATAGCCTTACTCTGTTTATTCTGGATAAACACTTGAGTAATAACAATATTAGGAGAAACCTTATTCCCGGTAAACGGCCTGGATCTTCCTAATGGTCTGCCTGTCCTCATTCTTTAGCCTTAACCACAGTATACTTAAACGTAATAGGCTTCACCATCTCAATACTCATCTCACTCTTCTCAGTCCAACCTCTATCCTTCCCTTTACATTTAAGATAAAACTGAATTGCTGATAAATTCTCCTTCTCAATCTGCTTCTGCAACTTCTCCTCAGCATTATCCAATTCCTCTTCATTAAAAGAAATTAAACACTCCTGTAAAGTTTTACTCTTCTGAATATACCCTTGCAACGTCTTTAAACTAATCTTCAACTGCTTCGCTGATTGAACCAAGCGGCCCTTCTGCTTAGTCAAAACATCAAGAATAAGCGATTGCTTATACATCCCAACAACAGGATCACTTGGATTTAAAGAATTATAACTTTTTGCTGTGTTTGTCTGTATTCTTTGGCTTTCAAAATAATTAGCTTTTCGCCCTGGAAGTCCCATAATAATCTCTCCTTCAAAAGAAATAAATACATCTTCACTAAATTATAATAAAAACAACGCTTAAAAACACCTAAAACAGTACGCTACAAGCTAAACACCCTAACGAAAAAAGTCAATAAAATCAATGAAAAAAAAGTTTTAGCGCATAGAGATGGTTGGGAAAATCAAGAAAATCACAGCATGAGGCTATAAAAACATAAAAAATTATAAAAAAACAAGAAAAACTAACAGCATGAAGCTATAAAAACATAAAAAAACAGGAAAAACACAAGAAAATCACTGCATGAAGCGAAAAAACACGAAAAAAACACGAAAAAAGCCTTAAAAAAAAGTTTTAGCGTATAGAGATGGTTGAGAATTACAATTAAAAGCTAATTCAACACGAAAATAATGAATTCAACACCATAAATCACTATAAATCACTAAAAAACAGGAAAAAAAGTTTTAGCGTATAGAGATGGTTGAGAATTGGTAATTAAAAGCGTTGTCCACTACTATTTCTCAATTAAAAGCGTTGTCCACAAGATAATAAGCGTATTACTACCTATTTCCTATGTACTGAAAGCAAGCTATTACCTACATTAAAAGCGTAGAGTAACATAATTAAGGCGTAGAATTATATATTAAAAGCGTATAATATCAGATTATATTGAGAATGAGGAAAATATGAGGGGGACATATCTATAGTAATTTCCTTTCTTTAGCGTTTTCCCTAGGGTACCCCCATGTTACCATTCCTTTACTCTTACGCAAGACCTTGATACCATTCTATTCATTTAAATGGTAACAAAACCTTGAAACCTTGAAACCTTGAGCATGAGCATGAGCATGAGCATGAGCACTGGGCATGAGCACTGGGCATGGGCATGAGCACTGGGCATGGGCATGAGCACTGGGCATGGGCATGAGCAC